TTTCCCTTCTACTTCGGCATCCAACTCTGCCCTTATCTTTAACATCCAAGTTCCTTCCGAGAATGTTGTAATTGATAGAGCAATGATGATTACATCTGGTTTGACCTTTACCATTCTTGCTGGTTCGGCAACCGAGGTGGCTAATCAAGTTGCTGTTGGTGCGAAGGCTTTGAACTACGGTATCAGTGATGCTCTCCAAGCTTTCCCTCTTAACTCTCTATTTACCACTGCTACTGCCCAGATTAATAACACTACTGTTACGATGAATACTCAAGATGTTCTTCCTTCTCTTCTCCGTATGACTGATAGTAGAGAGCTTTACAGATATAACAGTATGACCCCTTCATTCCCCGACTGTGCTTACGCATCTTACGCTTCTGGTGTCGGTGCTAATAACAATCCTCTTGGTGGATACGAGAATGCCTCATACGATATTGACCAAGTTCCCAGAGGTGCTTTCCCTGTTTCAATTGCCGTTCAGCACTTTGACCCCGCTGGAGTTATTTACGCTGGTGCTCAAGGTTCATCTTTAGTCAGTGCGAATGTTGCCGATACTTGGAGAATTGTTATATCTACCATCGTCACTGAACCTCTTATCCTTTCCCCTTTTATCTTTGGCGAACCCGAATACAACAAACAAGGTCTTTTAGGAATTAACAATATGTCTATCACTTTGAATGTTGATAGCACTTGTAAGCGTCTCTTCTCTTCTGCTACTAATTACATTACTGCTATTTCTTTAGGAAGCACTGCTAACCCCAACGGCTTCACTGCTTCTTCTGCTATTGGTGTTGCTACTCAACCCTCTGCTCCTGCTATTCTTTTCAAGTTCCTTTCTACCCAGCCTTCTGACCTTATCCAAACCAAGAATGTTGTCCCCTATATGGACTTCCCCCGTTATTTAACCTCAAGTGCTAACACCCCTACTCTTACTCAAGTTGGAACTGCTGGTGCTACTGCTACTCTCACATCAAGTAATCTTCAAATCAATCAAATCCCTGACTTGTTTATTATTAATGTTCGTATCCCAATGTCCCAGCAAAGATGGGTTAATCCCAGTTCATTCTTGGTTATCAACAACATCAGTATCAACTTGAATAACCAGTCTGGTCTCTTGTCTTCTGCTTCCCAGTATGACCTTTGGAGAATGTCTATCCGCAACGGCTCAACCCAATCTTGGACAGAGTTTAGCGGACAAGCTCTTGCTTCTGCTACTGCTACTGGTGCTGGTTCTCTTGTTTATACCACTGGTTCGTTGTTGGTTATCAACCCTGCTTACGATTTGTCTCTTCCCGACTACATTTCTTGCGGTTCTCTTGGTAACTATAACTTCCAGTTCCAAACCAGTGTTACCAACCAGTATGGTTTCAATGTTCAGCCCGAAATCATCATTGTTGCCGTCAATTCTGGTATCTTCGTAACCCAGTCTGGTGTTTCCAGTGTCTATACTGGTATTCTTACCAAGGAGATGGTCTTGGCTTCCAAGTCTGGCTCTCAAGCTTCTGCGATGACCTCTGCCGAAGTTAGTAGAATGGTTGGTGGAAAGATGCTCAACGGTGCTCTAACTGCTATTAGAGGAATGCGTCGCCACTCCAGAGCTGTTGGTGGTGTCCCCAGTGGTGGAATGGCTCCCAGTGGCGGAATGGCTCCTTCTGGCGGTCGTCTCTCAAAACACTATTAAATTGATAAAGTCAATATAGAAAATTAGAATAGTTTAGATATATTATTTTGTTTATAATATATATAAAATGCCTCAAGCGAATATAACTTACGATATTCCCTACAATCGCAAAATGGTAGATATTTTGCGAGAGATGGATGAAAAACACTGGCGTAAAGCTGGAGATGCTTACGCTCCCACGATGTTTAGTGAAAAGCTCGGCAATTTCCACGGAGCAAAAATAGGTGGTGGAAGTCCCGCTGGTCAGCAATACGCTTTGAGCGGAAATAGTCCTGCTTATCCCCTTATTAATATGAACTCTGGAATGGCGGTTTCATCTGGCGGTGCGATGTATTCTGGAATTGATGGAGCTGTAGGAGGAGAAAGTTCTGGCGGTAAATATTCCGTTGATAAGTTCGTCAGAGACTTCAACAAAATAGGCAAACTTGTTAAGCCTGTAGCAAAACCAATTGTTAGAGCTTTAACCGATAAGGCTGTAGGAAAGATAACTGGTCTCGGACAGCGTTCTGGAGGCAAATACTCTGTTGATAAGTTCGTCAAAGATTTCGGAAAGATAGGCAAACTTGTTAAGCCTGTAGCAAAACCCATTTTGTCTGCTTTAACCAATAAGGCTGTAGGAAAGCTTACTGGTTTGGGAGAGTTGATGACTGGTTGCGGAGCTCCAGCACCCAAGAAGAAGATGGATGTTGTTGAGTTTTTAGCACCTTTAGGAGCAAAGAAGTCGCATTCTCTTAACCGTCTTCACGAATTAGTTGCCCCCTACAGAATGGAGGGAGGTAAATACTCTGTTGATAAGTTCGTCAGAGACTTCGGTAAGATTGGAAAACTTGTTAAGCCTGTCGCCAAACCTATCTTAAGGGCTTTAACCGATAAGGCTGTTGGTAAGATAACTGGATTGGGATACGGTAGTGATGATGAGATAGAACTTGTTAGACCGATGGAGATGGCTGTAAGCAAAGGCAAAGGTAAGAAAGGCGGTAAATACTCTGTTGATAAGTTCGTCAAGGACTTCGGCAAGATTGGAAAGCTAATTAAGCCAGTTGCGAAACCACTTGTTAAAGCTCTAACAGACAAAGCTGTAGGAAAAATAACTGGTTTGGGTGGAAGAGCCAAGAGAGCCGAGATAGTTAAGAAAGTGATGGCTGAAAAAGGAATGAAAATGATTGAAGCATCAAAGTATGTAAAAGAGCACGGATTATACTAATATTTTCTCTAATTATAATATAAAATGCCCAGAGTTAAAGACAGTGAGGAATTGAACGATTTAAATAGAGCTAAAAAGGCGATTAACAGAAACAATATGCGTAATTTTAAAGGTGCTGATAATGCTGTAGTAAGTGGTTCAACTGGAAAAGTCGCAGATTTATTTGAAGAGCTGTTAAAAAAATTGGTTGATATGAGAGCTTCATTATACGAAGTAAATACGACAATTGATTTAGTCATTTTACCACCACCAGAAGGAGAACGACAAAAAGGAAGACCCAAAACAGTAGATAGAACAACAGTAGCAGATAGATTTATTGAAGCCACATCCAGACTTATAGTCCAGTCAAATGATATAAGAGGTTTTACAGTTAGAAAACTTAAGAACAATATAAGTTATTTTTCTCCAGCCCAGATTGCTGAAATTGATAGTGCTTTTAGTCAAGTAAATGAAAACTGGGACAATTTACAAATCAGTATAGGGGAAGCCCAACAAGCCGACGATGTAAAACTTCAATTCATCGGAGACAAACTCTCGGAATTAAATGAAGAATGGGAAAGGGGATTTAGCGATTGGATACAAACTTTTGATGGTCTCTTGAAATCCTACGGAAGAGGAGGAACTGATACCGAAAGAGCAGTATTAGGTGTATTAGACGAAGCTAATGGAAGTGATGCTGGGAGTGAAGCAAGTAGTATGTCTGGGTCTGGTTATCTATCTTCTCATCACCAATCCAGAGATGGTTTTAAAATCGGAGACCAGCGATTATACGCTCCTCGTCGTTATTTATAGATTGACGAATGAAGAACCTTATTATTTCTACAACCTATTTTAGAGATAGTATAATTAAAATATTTTTGTATTGTAATTATATAGATGAGCGAAAGAACTATAGGAGGTAAATTAAGTCTCGGAAACTTGAAAGGCTTATTGAACAAATCTTACGAAAGCAAAAAACCGAAAGATTATATGGAGTTTGAAGTGGATAAGGAATTATCTGGCGAACGAGTTCAAGTTTATAAAAATAAAAAAACTGGACAAGTAATTGTCTCACACAGAGGCACACAAGGTATTCACGATATTGGAAATGACCTCAAATACGCACTCGGAATGGACTTGTCCAAAACAAAGCGTTTCAAACACGCCGAAGATGTCCAACGCAAAGCAGAAGCCAAATACGGAGCAGAGAATATCACCACAATAGGACACAGTTTGGGTGCGAAAATCGCAAGAGATGTAGGACAGAAAACCAAAGAAGTAATTCAATTAAATCCAGCTTACAATATTCCAGACGCAAAGAAGAAGACAAGTGATAAGACCCACACTATTCGCACACAATACGACCCAGTCAGTTTCTTACAGCCCTCAAAAACCAAGAATGTAACGACCCTTGAAAGCACTACTATTAACCCTCTCAAAGAGCACACCGTAGATGTATTGGATAGAGGCGACGCAGAAGCCGAAGTAGGACAAGGACTTGTTGGAATGGGATTAAAAGATTTGAAGAAGATGGCGAAAGCATTACCCAAGCACCAGAAGATTAAATTAACCAAAATCAAGAAGGCTGACTTGGTCAAACACTTGACGGCTTGTAAATGCGGAGGTGCTTCTCAATCGCAAAGAGGAATGTCTGCCCAGATGAGAGGTTATTTCCCAGAAGGTTCAGACCAAAAAAGAGCACTTAATCAGATAGTCCATTCTGGAGACCCAAATCCCGCACCAAGTTTATTTAATGACTTGGATGGTTCGTATGACCCGAATGTGGATGCGGTAATAGAGGCTTACTACGACTATTATTTGTATAATTGGTATGCGGAGAACGGCTTCCGAGGAAGAGCAAATGAAGACGGATTATCAGATTATTTTAAAAGAGACGCAACTGGAGCATTTATCCCAGTCTTAAATGCGAAAGGATTACCAAAACAAATGGGAGCTCCACCATCAGTAGCCAAAGTGTTGGGTTATCCAGCTATATCGGCAAGAGGAAGTATATTTAATGTTCCCCCAAGAGGAGTAGGAGACCCTCCAGTTCTAACACCATATTTGGAAGCAAAAGAAGCAAGAGAACGAAAAGCCGTAGCACCAGCAGTAGCACCCGTATCACCCGTAGTATCAGTAAAAGTTCCAGTCTCAACAACTCTTAAAGCAACCGCAAAGAGTTATACCCCACGCAAATACGCAATTCCACCTTCAAATACTGCTTGGGAAGGATACGATGAACCGTATAAATAAAAAAAAGTCCAAATGGACTTAATTTTTTTAAGTTTAAGTTAAAGTTAAAGTTAAAACATACAAATATATATACTTACCTGTTCGTCGTCGTTGTCCCGCTTAATACTCAACTGCTCCGTCAAGTAGGAAGGTCTGCTTGTTGGGGATAAGGTAATCCTCCTCTTCCTCGTCGTCCTCGTCGTCGTCGTCCTTCTCTTCAAACCAGCTGTTCAAGAAGACCCAAGTGTCGTCAAGCACTCTGTTTCTAACCGTCTGCGAAGTAATACCACAATCAGCACAAATCTTATCAATATTGGGTCTGATAATGTTGTTCTGGAGTGAGCAAGAGTGGTAGTCGGCGAAGGGGATATTCTTTAAGCGTTTGGCGATACTCTCAAAGAAGTCCAAGTCCATCTTCTTGGGGATAGGGTGGTAGTGGATAGGAGAGGTGACTGGGGTGAATAAGATTGCGTCCTCGCCAGTAGCACCCATTAGGCACAACGGAATGTAAATCTCACCGTTCTTAACACCACACTCGCCGTCGCTGGGAGCATCTACCTTTACGAAAGTAGTCGTCTTGGCTCTGGGCTTCTTGGGCTTGGGCTCTGCGTTGGGGTCAGCGACCTTCTTGGGGCGACCTCTTGCCTTCTTGACTGGCTCTGGCTTGGGTTCTGGGACTGGTTCTGGGACTGGCTCTGGCTCTGGCTTCTTGAAAATCTCTTCCTCGCAAGGAGCACAGATGAGACGGTCGTTTCCTCCGAGCTTGACTGGGATAAGAGGACACTTGTCGCCACACTGGTAGCACTCTGGCTTCACTTCAAAGTCAAAGAGGTCATCCAGTTTCTGGAAAGCTTGAGGCTGGATAGGCTTCTTCCACTTGGCGAACTCTGTCTCGTAGGTCTTGTAGAGGAAGTTGCCGTTGTAGTTCTTGGGCTCGTCTCCCCACTCCTTATCACTACACTTGCCGAGATAGCTGTCGTA